AGTCGTGCTTGATTTCAGACATTTGCTACCTCCCTGAGTGGTTTCATTTTAACAAATTGTTCATCCATATTATAATATAATTTATAGTTTTCTGTCGTAAGATAGTATCCTTTTATGTCATTTCCATCACAATGCCAACCATAAGCACTAAGACGTTCATCAACACCATCTATTCTTAATTTTTTCTCACCTTTAAGGTAAGAATGATATCTCTCGTCTAAATTAATCATTTGCTCTAAGAAGTATGTGTTGATATTATAACATAGTTATATATTTTATCTATAAACTTTATACCCTCTTTATAATTGATCAATATTTCTTCATTATATTATGTCAAGGTCTTTACCTACTCTTGTCTTTTTCAATGAATATGTTGAACTATTTGATAATAATTCTAATACCTCCTTAGAATGTCTAGCACAGATATTATGATAGGTTATTCTTTCAACAACAGTAGTCCTTATAGTATTATATAACTCATCAGGTGTGACATCACTATCTAGTGCTTCTTCCACCCATGCCTTAAGATTGTCAAGTGCATAACTTTTAACGTCTTCCATTTTGATCCTCCTTAATTGCTTGTTGAATTACAGATTCTACTTCTTCTGAAGTTAGTTTGTTTAAGAACTCCCAATTAGGGTCTTTCTTATCCCACTCTACAGTAAATGAACCATCATCATTTTGATTGACCTTTAGACTGTCGTTTGGCATCTTTCTTCTCTTGTTTTAGTCTTCTCTTTGCTATTTTAGCATACTTTACCTCATCTGTCGTGTACCATTCAGGATGTTTCTTAGATAATTTAATTAGTTTCTTTGCTGCTTCTAAGTCCTTCACTATTGTTAAGTTTTGTCATATGTTCTAACACAGTATCTATACGATCTTCAACATAGTTCTCCAGTTCATACATTTGCTTTGCATACTCCATATTTTCTTGTGTTAATATATCTACATCACTCTCTAACAACTCTATTCTATTAAGTAATTGGTCTCTCATTATTAACATTTCATCATAGAGACTATCTATAGGTGCTTTTCTTCTTTTCATAATTGTAAGTATGCTTTAATATTATAAAACCCACTCAACAAAATGTCAAGTGGGTTATGGTTTACTATACAATTTACTTAAGGTGGATGTTGATACTTAATCATTTGTTTGTTAAGATAAACGTCGAATTGTTTTAAATTAAAACCTC